TCAGAGGAAATAATGAATTTTGCGAAGAAATAGTGAAATACTCAAAAGAATGGTTGCGACATAATCCTATACTTAAAAAAGAGGAAACTGAACATCTAAAAACTCGAATGAAAAGGGACAATCACCCTAGCACATACTCCAGCACAACAATGCCGCTTGTGATTGTCTCTGCTGTGCTTCCGTTCTGCACGTAAATGTTCGTTCCATCCAAGTATAAGCCTACTTGATTCGTGGCAAGCGCTGCGTCTGTATACGGCAGCGGTATGTAGTATGGCACGCTAGTTACTGCTGTACCATACATTCTCGTAAAGAGCGTATTGGCAGTAACGCTGATCCCATGCGGAAAGCTGGCGAGTCCTCCTGCTGCTAACGACAGAGAGCTCGACGGAATCACATATACCTGCCGATATCCGGAGCGAAGACTTCCTGGATACGCACTTGTGCTAAAGAACTGCTGACCATTGGCTATTTGCTGAAGATCATATGTGCTAATATCTCGCGAGTTCATGGCAGTCGCTATCTGCGTATAGAGATTGGTCAACTTTATAAGAAACTCTTCATCATCTTTTGGAAATACTTGATGTAATGGTAAAAAAGGAGCTGGGTTATCAGTAGCGGCGCTTGTCATGGAGTTAACCTGCCTTCCATTGATGTGTAGAACGTGAGTGCGTGTAATTGCACATCTTCTACGGGAAGCGTAACTAATTGCTCAGGGCTATTTGTAAGTTGAATCTGAAAATTCTGGCACATTGTCTGCACGAAAATCTTATGCCAAATCTTATTTTGATATTGCTGAAAAGGATAGAGCGTTAGATTCTCGGGACATGTCTTAAGAATATTCGTTCCCCATAATCCTGAAGTAGGCACATTGTCGCTATCTTCAGAGACGTTCGGATTGGCCATATCAAACTCATCAGATTCATCCACAAAGACGCTGTAGATAAGTTGTCCATTGTCAGTCGTATTCAGAAGCAAATCAATGTATCCAAGTCTTACTTGTCGTCCTTGTTCATAATGTGCGCCGAATATCTTCGTGGTGATGTTGATATTCTGGATAACAGTTATCTGACCGCCTCCGCTATATTCTAAAGCAGATGTATCAACCCCTTCAAAATCTCCAAGAGTTGGATTCCATTGGCTTAAACTGAAGTTATTAGCGTCTCTCACTGTTATCAAGTAAAGCCCACTATTGGGAACTGATGGATCAACATTAAGAGCGCTTGCTGTGCCTATACATCCTGTTATTGAGATGACTGTACTTTGGGGAAGATTGTGATTATAACAGGTAATGTAGCTTGGCGCTGATGTATTGATCGCATAGATGGAGAGGATATCATCATTTGACTCGTCAGTATTGAGTTCAACAACGTAGCCTTGTTGATTGCCGGCTACTATATTTGGAAGAAGAGCTAATTGCGATGTTGAACCCCATGTTCTCGATTGCGAAGCCCATGTCTTATTTATACTTCCCCAAGTCGCATCATTTGCAGGCTGGTAATACCCGAAACAGGTATACGAATCATTGAAAATAGCCCATGATTGATTTATGTAATTGTATACGAGTACTTGATTGGGAAATTGAGTCGATGATAATGATGGAAGTCCTGCTTGGGGATAGGCCCAATAGACGATCTGATTCTTTAAGTCACGTATGCCATGAACTCTCTGAGGGCCTTTATTGAGATTGCTAATCTTGAATATCTGGCTTGGTATGCTCATGTCGATACGTTGAACGTTAACGCTATCGTCTACACAAATACCAATATTGCCTACCGAAAAAACTCCTCTATCAAATGGCACAAGCGAGAAAGTGGAAGCAGCCCCAAGTTCAGTATTTGTTTTCTCAAAAATGAACGGAAGCGACTTATTACCTGTATAAACTACTTTCCACGAAGAGCGCTCACATTTAACTATGAGAACATCTTTTATGAATTCAACCGAAATTATAGCTTCTGAAGTTGGTATGTCAATGAAACCACCTTTTCCCGGTGGACTCGCATACCAAGCGTTAGCAGCAGTTGGATCGCCTAAAGCAGAATACCGTAATCTATGGGGGTAGTTGATTGCATTTATTTGATCGGATGGAGTTGGGGTAGGTTTACCCGTATTGCCTTCCCACGTATTGAAAGCAAGAAGTCTATCTTTATAGGGTACTAAGCAAAGACATGTCCACATTACTGGTGTAGTTGTGCTATCGATATAAGGAGTAAAATCAACAAAATCAGACCCATCATAATACCGTAAAGGATCAAAGATCCCTCCATGAACGCTATTGCCATTAGTAGCCCAGAAAAGTTGTGTTGAAGAACCGGGTACTTGCCAATAAGTAGTTGTCCAAAAGAAGTTATAGTCTTTTCCTGTCCACGTTGTAGTCCCTAGTTGAGTCCATACGCCAGAAGAAAAAGAATAAGCGTATTTCGTGTCAAAAGCTCGAAGATCCTGAACGTTAAGAGCTGTTGTTTCATTATTGGGCAGCCCCATTACAGGAAGTCCGGGATAATAGGTAAAAGCTGCTGTTGCTGCTTTAGGAAAACCACCTCCGGTTACTTGGAAAGCCCATGTATCATAATCAATATAATCATCAGAAGCGCCGCCAGTAAAACCGCCATTTCCATTATCGGTGAATGTTGTTGTACCAACCGTTATGATAACAGTTCCGGGTTGTAATTCAGCTTGATTTTCTCCAGTATAACTTAAAAGTGTCTTGAGATTGGCAACCCACGGATCAGCACTACTATTACCTATTGACGTTGCTGGAATGACGCGAGAGAGTCTTCCGAGCAAATTAAAGCCCTGTCTTTTCCGTATTCTGCCTCTGAAGCAATAAGCGTCTTCCAGAATAGGCATTGATTTTTCACTTATTAGGAAAGACTCGTAGTATGTACTTAAGCCTGTTTCGTCCTCAAAGGAAGTAATATAATGCGGTTGAAAACTCATTATTGGGGTCCTATTGCCATCCAGTAAATTGGATCATCTCCAGAAGAGCTACTTAATTTAAACGTTGCTCCAGCACCTGCTGTAACTGAACCGCCGATTATAATTGCAGAAGGAAAATTGCCTGATGATCTTTCCTGAGCAATGGTTACGCTGTATGGAACAGCAGAAAATGTATAAGGGAATGTAATTGTCTTTGTTGCTCCAGAAGCGACTTGTATCCATCCATATTGCAAAAGCAATCCTCCCGGCAAAAACGTTGACCCTTGTACTGGAGGGCCAGCAGTATAAGTAGGAGTTTTTCCTGACATTTGAAAGACAGAGCCGGAATTGTTCTGCCTCATAAAAAGAGCGGGTTTTGTCGAAGGAAGTGCTTTTGAGTAAAAAGCACACTCCGTTGTTGTTGTTGCAGGATCAGCAGCTTGAACAGGGAAAGAGCAGAAGTTATGCTTTCCGTTATTTGAAGCGGAAGTAAGAGCGACGTGATTTACAGCGAACTGCTGGTCTAAACTAGTAAAATTGTCCAGAATAGTTGGTTGGGTACCAGAAATAGTATCTGTTGAGTTAGGAACTGAGTCTGTATAAGGATTGAATGGCATATTAAAACCTATAGAAACTTTTCCTTATCATACGCTTTTGCGATTTGACAAGGAATTAATTTCATGCGTATTGATTTCGTATGATTTTTTGCATTGTTTTCTCTCCACATTTATACGTTTTTCGCAGCTGAACCTGGGTAATTCCTTTCAAATAAAGTTCTCGTATTTTTGGATGTTCTTCTAATGGGATCTTAAGTTTTCTTGTTTTTATCCATTTCTTTTTCTCGCTCGCATCTTTCATGTTATCGTCATGCGTACCAAGAAAAAGATGCTCAGGATTTACGCAAAACCCGTTATCGCATTTATGGCAAACTTCAATATTGTCTAGTATTGACCCAAAATGGAGTTCCCAACTAATACGATGTGCAAGTTTATTTTGTTTTCCGCATTGAAAACTTCCATAACGATGAGATGTTTTTCCTCCTAACCAATTCCAGCAACCATTTTGATGTTTTTGGACTTTAGTATAAAAACGACAATGCATAGAACAGAATCGGCCCGAACCTTGTTTCTCAGGAAAATAACTTTTTTTGCAATATTGGCATTGACATACTCTTTTCCTAATAGACTTTAGGCATGTTTTACATGAAGCGTGTTTCGGATAGAATTCTGACTCTAGCTTCTGAATTTTGCATATTTTGCATTCTTTCATATATATCTCCGGTTGTTTGCGTTTATCATAAACCGTCGGAGAATAAAAGTCAAAAGCCGCTGAAATTGTTGCCAAAGGGGAATTGCCCACTTCCCGTCTGTTCCGTGTATATGGTTGCCACACGTTCGGGTGTTTGTTGTACTATCGTTCTTCTTTGAATGAGCTTTAATTGCTCTTCAAGATAAGGTCTAAACTTCATTGAGTTTTCAATATCGCCATTATCGGTAAAGATTTTGTCTGCTGCGCCATAAGCAAGCACTTGACCCCATTCGAGCATATTAGGCACATCTGTATCGTTAAGTAGTACAGTCGGCAATGCATAGGCCTCAAAACTGACCGTATACGCTTGATCTGGTATTGGGTATAGGTTGAACTGCTGTTGATAGAAAACTACGCTCATAGGCCGACTGGCAACGTATGGCACGTATTGCGCATTAATTGATGCACCATCAGCTATCGGAGCCGCAAATCCTACAGAGAGCGGTGAAGGCCCAGTCCCATTGCCAAAGATCTGAACTGCTCCCGTTATGTAGTTGATTGTTCCACGAGAGCCAATAATAGCAGACTGAGAGCCGCTAGCTGCTTGAGGCGTGATGACAGTATCAATATCATTTGGATCAAAGAGATTGCCTTGTCCATCATCTATAAGAGAATAACTTGGTGTTAATCCTGAAGTCGCATCAGGAACACCAGGTCCGGATATAAGTACCATCCATGACATTGTATTTGCTGGAACATCTGATTGAGTTCCATAGACTGAAGTAGAATAAGCTCCTGGAGGATTTCGCTTCCAACCGCACATGATTGGATTATTAGGGAGGATGAAAGAATAAGGTCCTGCTGAAGCATTTCCCATCCCATCACCGCCATTGGCTACTTCTTGTTGGAGATAATTGAGGCTAGGATTGATTCGATAGAAGTTTTCTCGACTCTGAGTCATGTAAGACTGGTAGCCTCCAATGAATACAGGAGGCAAACCAGTTAAATAAAGGTTATTAGGCAAGTCATAGACAGCACGGTTGGCCGTTGTCAGAAACTGATAATTGACACGGTTGGACATGAGTTGCAAATCTTCAGGCAGATCATAGAGATAAAACGTATTGATGTAGTCGTCAATCTGATCGTCTTTAATTTGCACATCAGAAGGTCTTGCAGTAAGCCGCCTTACTTTCTGCCGGATGTCTTGGAGCTGTGTGACTAATGCCATAATGTGCCTTACATTGCGTTTTCAAACTCTAAGCTTTCAAAGCTGTAGCGTCTCTTGTGCATGATAGGTACGGTCATTCCCCTGTCGTACTGATCGAGGTCGCTGGGATCTCTCGCTGTCGGAAAGCCTGATTTCGAGGTCTTCCAGCCATGCACTATCGTCGAGCAAGTGTTGAGTCTGCCGTCAAGTTTCTTCGCTGTAATATCAACACCTTGCAAGTGTCTGGCTACATAGAGAGGTATTTCATATGTTTGTCCATCCATCATCTTCATCTTGAAGTCTGGTATGCCAGGATACTTTCTCATGATGATGGTTGCTTCGGAACCTGGGTTCTCAATATTCCTGAAGCGACCCTTGACAAGCCGCGATTCTTCTTCCGCGGACTTCCGTATCATCTCTTTAGTGGCTTCCTTGTCGGTCTTGCTAACATGAGGAGCTTCATTTGGGGTGATGTTACCTTCGATATCTAACTTTTTCTTGAATGTCATACGTACCTACCTATATGTATTTTGAAACATTTTCTTTAATACATAAACAATTATTTAGTTTACGGGTAGGGAAAAAGAAAAGGCGCTCTTTTTTAGAGAGCGCCCGCGTTTAAGAAGGAGTCATTATGACAACCTTACGATGTCACAGTTAAACCATTCTTGGCAATCCATCCATATGTATGGGTTGCAACTAACATCGCTGAACCAATGACAACCCCGTTGACGGACACATTTCGTGTTCTGTCATTGAGCAGGTTGGCAACAGGCAGCGCGCTCGTATTGACTGCTGCTTCACCAACAGGAACTACTTGAGCAAATGTGACGCCAGCAGCAGCAACGGCTGATGTTGGGAACGCAAATGCAGTATAGCCGACCGTGCTAGTGTCTAGCGTGATCGTATTCGTGGTGTAGTTGACAGCGGTTATTGTAGCGAGATAGTTGTTCAATTGAGTCATGCCGAATGCGGCTGGCACAATGATACGAACTTTCTCACCGACAGTGAACGCATGCGCCACAGACATTGTTACGACAGCGTTAGTCGCTTGCGTAATTGCTGTGATGTATCGCCTCCGTGGATAGAACCTCGGATCGGGAGCAATAGCTCCAGAAGAGAGGGCCACGGCAGCGAACGGCATGTTAATCAAAGAGTTTGCTGTAGCAGCGTTGGCAAAAGCGCTCGAGTTCAAATAGCCAAGCGTCATGGTTCCGGCACCTGAAGCGGTGACAGAAAAATCCATGCCTGCTATTTGAAGCATTGCAGTCGTATTATAAACACGAATGACGCTTCCCACAGGATAAAGCGTGCCTGATGTAAGCACAGCTCCATTTGCCTTGGTGATGCCGCCAGCAGCGTTAACAATAGGCGCGCCGACAGGTTGGTTTGCACTATCTTGGAAGAAAGTAAAACCGCCTGTGCTGACAGTCGCATAAGTTAATGCTTCTCCTGCGGAAGTTGTGCCCGTAAGAGCAGAACCGGCCGGAAGAGCCGCATAACCTTTTGCTGTCATAATTTGAGAAGTGGAACTTCCCCAGCCTGCTAAATCGAAGATCTCGAACTCAGTCGCTCCTGATGGCAGCGAAAGAGTTACTTGATCTCCGTTCGAATCAGCAGTAAATGTGCCATTCAAAATGGCGTTAAGTGGACTAGACATAGTATACCTCCTTATGCCAATGTGCAGCGCATGTTAAAGATCCATTCGTCATTTAACAGGCGTGGCGTTTCGGCCATTTTCCATCCACAGCTAGCGTTGAGGGCTAGTGGTCCATCATAAATAGGCGGACGATATATGAACGAGGCACTATACCCGTCTTGCTCAATTGCGCAATAGCTTTCTCTACCCGCTGTGAACAGGTTGTAGACGTTATTGCCAAGCAGGGAAGCATTTGGTGAAATGCTGCCGATGCTCGAGAGCAGGAAGCGGATATTCGCTACTGTTCCCCATTCAGCTTCTAATGTGGATTGCTGATTGGGGTAATTCCACTTCTGGATGAACCCTTGAACTTGATCGATCTGTCCGATCATGTCCGTGTGGCCCATAGAAAAATCATTCTGTTACTTTTGTGACCTAGTTTCTAGGCGGAATAGGCTCTTCGGCCCATTCTCAGCAGTTTTATTTATTGCTGCTGTTCAGACTATCACATCGCTTTAAGATGCATTTGCCATCTGGAAAATTAACCTGTATAACACTATTTTTATGATAATCTTCCAATTCTTTTGATGGTTTTACATCAATAGCAATTGGAACTTCGTATTTCTCAGGTTTATAAATTCTTATTTCGTATTCCATTAAAGCGTCTCTGGGTTTAGTCGTTCAGGCTGCTTACGCTTGCCCCTTGTTGTCCTCACATTAAGCCGCGAGGAGTTCCAAGTCAATTACCAAAGATTTTAGATGCGCATATTTCGTCAACGCATCTCGAACCGGCGCAGTTCCAAATTTATTTTCGCCTTCGACCCCGGTAAGAAAACTATAGGCATTTTGGCCTCTGAGTGTTCTCACGACGTAGTCGCAGTCTGCACGAGTGATTTCCGTCGGATTGTCTCCGTCGGTCCCGTTCACGCAATTGATGAAGGTACTGGTTGCGAGCAACATGTCCCTCATAAGCTGGTCTTCAGTCTGACGTAGCGATACGCCAAGCCGTAGGGAAGCTTCGTTTAATACCATTCTGTTACTTTTATGACCCTTTCGGGCGGGGCAGGTTCTTCGACCCACCCTCACGGCTTTTATTTTGAACTATTGGCCGTGCTCAGACTTTCGCATCCTCTTTTGAGGCCATCTCGTTAAGTCGTTCAGCGTGGATTTCTCCTTCGCCCTTGTTACCCTGTTCTTGGGCCTCCAAGTCAATTAGAGACGGTTTATAGACCCCATATTTATTCAGATTCTTAATTTTGTTATAAAATTCATCTCTCATGTTTTTTTGTTCTTCAGATTGATCCCATTTATACTTTTCAATGAAATCTAGAAGGACCAAACATTGATCTTTTTTATAAGAGATGTAAGGTAAAATTTTGTTTAAAAATATCTTCAATTCATCATGATTGGTTATGGTCCACCGGTAATGAAAAAGTTGTCTACAGTTAGATCCTCTTCCTCTAGTTATGAGGGCTATATTTCCTAATCCTGACTTTTCATAAATGAAATTCATTCCTTTTATGGAAAGCATCTGGATTGTTGCTCTTGTCTCATAACTAAATGACTTTTTTCCTGCTCTTTTTGTTCGTGAAATTTGAAAAGAACCGTCCGTGTCCATTAGGCCAGCTATATAAGCCCAATCGATCTCTTTTTCTGACAAATCGAATGCTCTCTTGCTCAATGGTTCAGGAGAAATATCTCTCCTATCATTAAGCATTTTCATGGCTAGATAGTCTTTTTCTCTATCTTGAATTATTGACTCATCAAGATTTTTTACTTGGTATACTTCAATACCTTTTTTCACAAACTTCAACAAATTCTGAGCCATTTCCTTTTTCACTACTAAATATGGCATAAGTTTCTCTAAAGCTATTTCACAAGACTTGATTCCTACACAATACCAATAGGATTGATCTTGCCAGTCTTCTTGTTGCTTATGTCTTATACCAATATTGCCTCCAAGATTATCTCTTAAGGCTATTGTCATATCTTTCGAAAGATTGTACATTTGGAGACATGGACGGTAACGGGGAATTCTTCGATTCTCCGATGCCATACATGAAGTTCTCTTTATTATTGAGAAACTTCCATCTCCATCAAGTACTCCTGACAAGTATGCCAATTTAATTTCCTCTATTTTTTTCATATGATCTCCTAGGTTATGGAGATATCATACATGAATTGCTATTTAAACGTTACTTATTTTTCATTTACCTTATTTTTTTTCATAACTCCCTAAGCTGCAATGGATCGAGGGTCCTGGTTTTGGAGCGTGACCTGCTCATTGAGCAGCACGTAAGTTCCGTAGAAGTCCATTTGGGCGTCTATGTTAATCGCCGTCAGGTTCTGGGGCGGTGGAGTAATTCCACTATTCCCGAGAGGCACTGGCGCTGTTGCGAGCGGATTATACCGTCGCAATCTTAAAGTAGTACCACCATTCCTTGGCATAGCCTTGAGGTCAGCTGGTATTTTGTGGATCATATACGCAACTGGCACCGATAAAAGTTTTAATGAAAAACTTTGCTGTACAGGCGCCGGAAGCGTACTTGTAGTAGTTATAGACATTTCTATACCTAAATTTAGTTAATAAACTTTGGTATAGTTGACGAGGCTAAAATTACGTCGAGTTAGCTGGAAATTCCGGCTAACTGAATTTGACTGGGCGAGGTCATTACACCCTAATGAACTGTACGGAAATTCCGAACAGTTGGTGACAATTTGTCACCGACTGGTATTGCTACCAATTTGCTACCAATATCTACCGATTTGGTAGTTGATGAAGTTTGCGAATCTTCTTAACGCAATGTTACATGATAGACTTGCACTATCTTATTTGCACCGACTGGATACGGCCAGCAATGCCTCACTCTTTGGCTTATGTAACGCAAAAGCGGGAGAAGGGATTTGAACCCTAGAGCTCGCGGCATCCATTATCGATTATCAATCGCTTATCAGATGTGCTAGCATCTTCTATAGGACGTCCTGAAAATGCATCGATCGGGCACCTTCCGTCGTTTCCCGCAAGAGAGGGCTGCGCTTTTTTAAGGCCAGCCCCAGGACTCCATTCCTATAAGTATACGGAGCCAACTTATTACTGGCGGAGGGTCCTGTCGACTCCCTCCACGGATTGTAAGCATTCGTAGCCATGCTAAATTTAAATTATGCAACATTGTTATTTATTGTCAATAATCCGCGTATTCTTTCTGAATGGAATAAATACATTTTCAGATTCCCATCTGCCATCTAACAAATTAGGAGTATACACTTTCTTGTCTGTCTCATTAAACCAAGTGTCTCCTTTCCAGATATACAAAGGTGCATTTCTATGATTTGCTATCCATTCCATTATTTCGCCTCATCTTTGGGATTCTCTTCCAGTATGTGAATTCGATATCTTCCCCAGTATAATGATTTCCACTTTCGTAACAACATTCCGTATGAACCCATTCGTCATAATCCCGAAAAGCGATATGCGGACAACCACAGTGACCCCATACCAAAATGCAATCAAGTTTAGGATCAGGTTCTTGGTCATTTCGATTAATCCACTTCATTTCTTCGCCTCATGCGTTCGGTCAATTTGATGCTCAATCGGCAGCCAATATAAGTCATGTCGCTCATTTTCCGGTATGCTTAGCCAAGGATGAGGCGCATTCTCATAAGCAATGCGCCAGGGGTACTTGTAACTTTCTGACCAGTCTTCGTTAGGCGTGATCTGATAGAGCTTGTGCAAGTCTTTGCCGATCATCTTGAGCACACAGTACTCTTTCATCCTCGCTTGACCGCCTCCATCATCTCGGCATAAGCGCGCTTCTTGGTGTCGGA